GAAATAGTTCTCGGTCCGAAAACTTCAGCTTCTTTTTCCATAAGATCTGGTAAATATTGTTGTGCCCAACCACCTGATCCATTTAGGTCTAAGTAGTTTGTAGATAGCGTTTGCTGCCCTGAAGCAGGTACACTATTCAAATTTGGGCCATTAGTTAATGCCATAATTTTTAATTTTTAATTGTTAATGTTTCTTTTTAATTTTAAACTTGTAGTCATTAGAATCTGCGTTTAACGCTTTTACTCTAAAACCAGATTGAACCTCCGTGCCGTGAGACTGACGTGGATCCATATTGATGTTTTTAGACTTTGCCATACTGCTCTTTAAAGCGTCTGCCTTGCCTTGCTCGTAAAAGTGATTCGCAATAGCGTCAGAATTCATTGCAGTGAATAAACCTTTGTGATAACCAGTAGCGTTTTCCATTTCATTTTTATTGTTGAGAAACTTTCCCACAAAATTATTAATGTCGCTCTGTGTAGTCTTTAGCTTTTCGGTGTCACCAACGTTGTATCTAAACTTCTTGTCTCCAACCTCGTATTCAAAACCTTTGAATTCTTTGTTGAAAACCTCTTCTGTTTTATTTAAAAACGCTGATTGAGCCTGCTCTTGTGACTGGTGCCTTTCTTTTGACTCGTTGAAGAATTTAATAGCGTCTTGTTGCTCATCTGTAAGCTTAGACCCCATTTTAATATCTTCGTAATACTTGGACTTTAACCCGTCCAGGTGGTTTTTAGCGCTAACAACTTGCTCTTTCAGCGCTAATTTCTTTCTCATGACATCTTTCTCGTCATCTATATTTTCATTCCAATCAAAACTATCTTGTACCAAGAAGTTTATCTCGTCATCGTTTAAGTGTGGTTTTGTTTCTTTGTAGTAAGAAGTAAGTAAGTCATCGTCTCCGTAAGAATCAAAATCTTTGTTCAGGTTCATGTAATCTTGAAGATCTCCACCTGTCTCTTCCATAAAGCTTACAACTTTTTGTATGCTGTCAGGCATTTGCGGTAGTATAGGCTCTTCAGGTTTAGCTACGTTAACTATCTCTTCTATAACTTGCTCGATAACTTCAGTTGGTTCTTCAGCAACCACTTCTGGTTGGTTTAGGTTAACTTTAGTTACGGTTAGTTCTTCAGTCTCTGCTTTCGCTGTCATTTTTTCCTTAACCTTAGTAACGTTCCCTTCAGTTTCGTTTTTTACAGGTTGAGACTCTTTTTTTTCTTTTACCTTTATTGAGCCAGCTTCGTTGTCAACAACTGGTTGTTCTTTTTTTGTTTTTGCCATAATATAATATAATAATAGTTAATAATTTAAAGCCCAAAACTTAGACCGCTTAGTTTATTATCACTTGCAGGTTCAAAGTTTTTAGGTGGTTTGTTGTTTTCTTTTTGGTCTATAAGTTCACTTTGTTGCGTTGCTTCTGTTTTTGATCTTTGATCTTTACGATCTTCTTTTTCTATATCCTTGCTTTTAACGCTGTCAAGTTCCATCTTTTTAAGTCTAATATTGATCTCAAACTCATGGTCCATAAGTTCTTTTTTAAGAGCAGCTTCCATTTGCATTCGATTAGACTGTAATTGAGATTTAACTTTTTCTAAATTAAGTTGCGTTTCAGATTCTGATTGTTTTTTCTGTATCTCTAATTGAGCAGAGGATTCCTGTTGCTGTATATTAGCCTGAGCCTGAGCTTGCATATTTTCTTGTTGCATACTCTGGTCCTTTGTTTGCTTTTTCTTTCTACGTATCTTCAGTAGTTGATTAGCTAGTTTGACGTTTCTAATATCTCTAAGATCAATAGCGTCTTCTAAATCTATACTCTGTTGAGACAAGGCTACTTGTATGTTATTTTCTAACATAGCTTTTTGCTCTTCATCAGGGGTCAACTCTATAAATATACCGAAATCATATAAATGCAATTCACTCATTTCTTCTAACACAGCTACGTTGTGATTTCCTATAGCGTGAATAAAAGCTTCTTTAGTTGGTGAGTACTCTATAATGTCAGATATCCTTAAGGACAAAGCCTCACATACATTTTTTGTTAAATTTACACCAGCCTGTAAAACGTGTCTAGTTGCTGTGTTTGAGTTTGCTGCCGCTAACTTCTGAACTCCAACCAACGAGTATTTGTCTGGCTTAGATCCATCCGCTGCCTCGTTTAGTCCAGTAACATCTCTTATCATCTGCAGATAATAGTTGTAAGTGCTTATTAAACTCTGCATTTTGTTTCCACCTCCTCCACTTTGTATTTCTTGAATAGGTATTTTTCCTGGGTTAGGATCTCCTTCAGAAGTAAAACTTCTACCAATAACAGAACCTGTTTGGAAAAACATGTTTAAAGCTTCTTGAGGATTGTAGTTTGTACCGTTACCTAAATCAATTTCAGCAAGTCCATCAGCATCAAGGTACACACCATCTGGTACCATGCGTGACATCACTTGCTGTAACTTTAAATGTGTTAGTTGAATCATGTCTGCGAAGCCAGTTATTCTACCAACTAATGATTCTATTTTACCGTTGTACATTCTAGGCGCTACTATAGAGTAATTCATTTTAACTTTAGTAAAATCACTTTTAGGACGCATCATGTTCTTTGCCATTTCCCACTTAAGCAGTTTGTTACTACCTAAAACCATAGCTCCTTCAAAAAGAACTTCAATACATCTTTCCATTTTACCGTAATCACCTTCCTTGCTTTCTGGTGGGTTGAACTGGTCGTTTTTTTCTATAGCTTTGTCACCTCCAGATTTAGTTTCTTTCATTTTATAAACCTCGTTCATGTAGGTTTTATAATTAAAATATAACACTTGGACCTTATTGTTATCAGAGGGTGAGTCATGAGTATAACCCGATCGATCATAACCTTGACTACTCGTGTTAACCACCTCTTCTATATTTTCTTGAGTTAAATCAGGAAATTCTTTCACAAGTTCATTTACAGGTAGCTCTTTAACCTCTCCAACATAATAAATATCTTCAAAATACGGTGACTCTGTGTACGAGTAAACTAAGTTAGCTGGGTCAACGTAACGTACCTTCGCTCCTTCACTAACGTCAAAAGTGGTTTTAACAGCTCCCATACCGATAACCGCAAGATCATAATAAAACCTTTTCTTTATTAGCTCGTAGTCACTACCTTCTAATAAAACGTTTATAGCTTGTTCTTCAGCTATTTCTACTGATTGCTTATAAGTTAATTGCATGTGTAACTCTAGTTCCTCTTTAGATCCAGGAATTTCTTCTGGTTCGTTTTCATCAAGATCTATACCTAAAGACGCTTTAACAAAGTCATTAAGGTTCTTACTCTGCATGTCACTTAGCATAGACTCCATGTACTCAGTACGCTTGCTCACACCTGAAGGGTCTTGAGAAAAAGCTCTTATATCGTACATTCTGTCAGCTATCCCGTTCACTATTATATCAACAAACTTTGGTATAATTGGCACTGGCTTCCAATCTAAGTTTAAGTAAGACAAATCACCGTTTATAGATAACTCATCTTTATATTTTTGTATAGACTGCTCTCCCCTAGCATAAAGCCTTAAACTGTGGAAACTTCTAGCGTTGTTATTATATCTATTGCCACCTCTATCGTTACCTAGCCATTCGCTAGCTATAGCTCTACCAACTTCAAGGCCATACTCTCCAGACATTTTCTCTAGATCGCTAACTACTTGACTTGGAAATGAAGCATTCGTATTTCCTCTATGCATATTATTCTTTAATTATTTTAGAAGTACCACCTTCGTTTGAGTACTTGGATATACTTATATTTAATTTCGGTTTTTCTATTTTAGCGTTAGGTCTATATAAATTCCTATTGCAAGCCATGATAGCTAATCCTGAACTAATAGACGCATCATGCTTTGTTCTTTTGTTTATGTCAAATCTACTCCAATCGTTTAGCGTTTCGTTAAAATATATACTTCCATAAACTCCATCTTGTAAATGACCCACATGGCTCTGTATATACATCTCGATAGCAGCTGCGTGAGCTTGCTTTATATCTTCACTTGAATTAGGTATTCCACCTATTTCTTTCTCTGTTACAGAAAGTTTGTTCCAAAGTTTATCTGGCCTATTCATACTATAACCTCTATAACCTCTTCTTCTAAAGTGGTACAATAATCTAGGTTTATTGTTTTCACATAATAGTGGCATTCCATAAAATACACAAGCCATTAGTACATCTTCAAAAAATATCTCAGCTGTCTGCGGTCTTGCTACGTACTCTAAGAAAAAGTGATTTGGAGGAGCATCTTCCATTGAGAACTTGGTTAACCCATGAAGCGCTCCGTTTGATCCTTTTCCATCGACTGTTCCGCTAATGTCATAACTATCACAACCAAAAGCTCCCATGTGTTCGTTAGCAGGGTGTCGTATGCCATTTTTTAGTATAATTTTATTTTGTAGGTTTTGAGGTGGAACCCAGCTAACTTTAAACCTACCCTTTGGATCTGGATAAAATATCACCTGCGTGTCTTTTATTCCGTTAACCCATTGAAAATTTCCAGTACTAATGTTGCTTGTACTACCCATGCCCTCGTTGTAATCTATTTGTTCGTATATCTTAACTAGATTAAATATTGAATTCTTAGCCTCGTCTCTAAAAGCGTGTTCTGTTGTTCTTGGGAACTGTCTGTAAAACTCGTTTAAACCGTCACTATCAGACTTAAGTCCTTCAGCTTCGTTGTTCCAGTGTTCTATTATACCTATATCTATTAATTCACCGTCTGGTCCGAGTACATCATTATCTGGACTATCGAAGACTGGATATCCGTACTCATCAATAAATCCT